CCTTGGGCCAAGTCTTACTTTGAGATGAACAATGGTTCCCGTCTCATGGCTAAGTCAGTTGGTGGGGCTACTCGTGGTTTCCACCCCGATGTTGTGGTTTGTGATGATATTCTGTGGGGCACAAGCGGGACTGAACTTCAGAGGACGGCGGATTGGTTCTATGGTGTTCTGCTTCCGGTTCTCCATCATACAGCAAAACTGATGATGGTTGGTACTCCTTTCAGTTACAATGACCTTTATGCGGAATTGGAAGAGAAGGAGACTTTCAGAGTTGAGACATACCCTGCGATGAATGGGGAAGGGGTTCCTCTTTGGCCTGAGCGTTGGGGTTTGGATGCATTGGAGCAGAGGCGTTTGTCAATGCCCGCTATACAATTCAGTCGAGAGTACCTTTGTGAGCCTATTCACGATGTAGCCAGTATGTTCCCGATGACTCTTCTTGAAGCGGCTAGAGATACTGACCTTGTTCTTCTTGACAGAGCAGAGAGCAACTACAATGAAGAAGGAGAGCCAGATGGTGTATTCGGTCAGCATTTCATTGGTCATGACCCTGCGATATCTAGTGATAAGAATGCTGATTTTACCGCTATGACCGTCATGAGATTACTACCAGATGACGATATCAAGCAGATTGTTCATTGTGTTCATGAGAGAGGTATGTCTTCTGTTGCTCAAAAGCGAATGATGATTCTATTGAATAATCGCTTTCAACCAGAACTCATTGAACTTGAGGGTAATAACTTCCAAAGGATGCTTGAGCAGGAGATGAGGGAATTGAGAGCAGATATACCAATACGCACTTTCATGACTACTCGTACTAAGAAAGAGAGTTTGTTCATGAGCCTTTTACTTGCTTTTGAACAAGGTAGGATTAAACTTCCTTATGGGAATGAGGAAAGCAGGGTTTACACTCATAAGTTAGAAACCGAATTGCATAGATTTGGTATGCAGAAGAGTGGTAAGTTGGAGAGTGTCGGTACTCATGATGACTTAGCGATGAGTATCGCTCTTGCTAATTGGGCCTCAAAGGAATTCAAAGGTAGTGTTGTTCTACTCGATGATTATATGCCGGGGTTCGACTCATGGGTTTCAAGTAAGCCTAAATCTGAAGATGATGGTCTTTGGTTCATACCTTAGTGGTGAATAAAATGAATGATACATATGTGAAAGAAGGAAATGAGAACACAACATTGTGGACTTAGGTGTTATCTATGTGGGGAAGCGCTTTGTTGGAAGACGATTATGATGAGATTGTCAAAGACGAAGAAACAGAAGTAGTTTCTCTACCTTTTTTGTTTGAGAAGGGTGTTTTCGCTAGTAACGGTGATGGTTGGTTTGAGAGTAATTTGGGATGCTCTGCTTCTGATTTCGTAAGGCGATTGAGAAAAGCCCGCCGTTATAACAAGGGGGAGAAATCAGAAATAGACAATATCATTTCTGATGTGAGGACCATTAAAAGTCTAGAAGTAGATAGCACATTGAGTATGTTTGATTGGGCTCAGGATAGAGTTGGTGCTATACATGGTCTCGGTTTAAGCGATAAGAATTTGAAATCGTTGAGGAAGTTCGGGAATATCAGGGAAGTGGGTTTGATTCAGGCTTGTAATTTATGGGGCAAAGCAGAGAATTCTCTCAAGGCTTTGGATGAATATGAACATGTTTGGGGTATTGAAGAAGAGGGTGCTTGGGCTAAAGCGATGCAAGAGAGAAGCGATGCTCGTAAGATGTGGAAATCGTCGTTACACCAAATAGACAAGTTATCCTCAAAAGAAAGAGATACCTTAGAGAAATGTTCTTTGTTGTTACAATCTGGGCCTAGTACATCTAGAAACTTACAAGAGGTAATGCAAGAAGAAGGGGTTCTTTACAAAAGTATGAGCACCGCAAAATTAAGTAAACTTCTTTCTATGTACGGTGAAGAGTTAGATATTATACAAGGGCCAGAGAAAGGTACTTTTGTAAAAATGAGTAATTCAGGTCTTATCATTAAGAATCCTTGGCCTTATGCTGCTGGTTTCTTAGATGCAGATGGTTATATCACTATTACAGAAAGAGGTGAACCTCGTGCTGGTTTCATAGCAACTGGGACTCGTGGTAAGGCACATTGCGAAGAGTTGTACAAGACATTGGATTGTGGTGTCCTTCAGTTAAATCAGAAAGTGTATAAGAATAGCAAACGAAGCCAACATCGCTTACAATTTTATTCCAAAGCCGATATTAGGAAACTATTAGATGGTATTTTACCCCATTTGAAGATGAAAAACCTACAGGCTAAGGCCGTCCTCGCTTTCATAGATGAACCTGATTCCTTGAGGAAATTGGAATTGAAAAGGGTTGTGAGGTTTGAGAACTGGAGAGATGATACAGAGAAATCTTCATCATTGTTACAAGAGTGGGGCGTAGATATGGATAGCGTCGCTAAATGGTCGGAGGGGTTGTGATGGCAGAAAGTGGTAGTAGAATTACAGATTTTCTTTCAAGTTTGAATCCATTCAAAAAGCGTACAACACCAGAACCGCAAATGCCTTTGCACACAACAGGTATACAGGAACCTGTTCTAGCACAAGGTATCACTCTACCTGCTCTTTTCGCAATAGCACATGAGAACTTGATTCTACGAACTGTGATTGCGAAGTTAGGACAAGAGATATTTAGAAGAGGGTATTACTGGGAAAAGCAGTTTATGAAGAAATGTGATGAATGTGAAGAAGAGTTTCAACATAATGTCGAACAGTGCCCAATGTGTAATTATGAGGTTAGAGACCCTGACCCTGATGAATTATTGTATGCTAGATGGCTTTTGAAGCAAGAGAACTCTATGGAACAGAGTTTCATACAGATTCTTCATGAAATCGAAAGAGACTTGAATATCGTTGATGACGCTTTCCTTCTTATAATCAAAGAGTACTATGTTGACCCTGATACTAATGCTCCTGCTTTCTATAGGGTGAAGGAATTAGTACGAGGTGACCCGGTATTCATGCGTATTGTTTCTGATAAAAGAGGGGTCAGAGGTGGACGATACAAAGTTTGCAGATTGCACAGAGACCAGATTTCTTTTCCGGGGCAAGATGAACCATGTCAGGTTTGTAATTCCGATATGGAAGATGTTCATTATGTGAATATGGCTGGTAGTGGGAAAACACAGTACTATCTTGAAGGTGAAGTTATACATCTCAGTAAGTATAACCCTTCCAGACTTTATGGTAGAAGTGCTGTGAATACTATCTGGCGTCAAGCAATGACTCTTACTGCTATGGATAATTACATGTATACTTCTTATCAAAAGAGAAGAAGCCCAAAAGGTATCATTTCAGTTACTACTGATAATCTTGAGTCTATGAAGTCCTTCTGGAAGTCAGTAGACGAGAAGATGGAGCGTGACCCGCACTATATACCGAAGGTTGGTATCGAGAGTCAGACTGGACGAGGTGGTGTTAATTGGGTTAAGTTCATGGATACATTAGAGGAAATGCAATACATAGCCGTGCGTGACGAGATAAGGAACCGTATTGCTGCTTTCTATGGTGTGTCTAGTGTTTTCATGATGGATACCGGCAAGAGTGGAGGTTTGAATAATGAGGGTATGCAAATTTTGGTTACCAATCGTGCAGTCGAGTTTGGTCAGAAAATTTACACAGATGTGTTATTTCCTCGTGTGTTGAGGGAAATGAATGTGTTTGATTGGAAATTGACGCTTTATCCCAATGAGGAAGAAGATGAAATCACTCGACTACGGCGTGATGAAATGGAAGTTAACCTTGCGCAGCGTATGTCTATGCTTGGTTACAAACCTGAATTAATGGAAGAAGGTGATAGGGACATCAGGTTCACTTATCGAGAAATGCCTCCAGCGCCGCCCGGAAGTCCACCGCCCGGAATGATGCCACCCGGAGGCGGAGGAATGATGCCACCCGGAGGAATGATGCCCGGAGGAATGATGCCACCCGGAGGAATGATGTCCGGTCATCCAATGGGACACCCAATGGGTGGTGCTGTGATGGGAGGACATACTATGGGGTCTAATAATGCACTTCCGCCTAATTTGATGCCCCCGTCACAGCCCGGTGGTGAAGGTGTGGGAATAAGAAGCCCAAGTGGACCAGCATCTCCGCAAAATCGTACATCTATGGGTATGGGAAGTCCGTTTTCTACTGTTCAACAAAGAGGCGTAGACCCTTCATTAGCACAGAAAGTAAGTAGGGCTAAGATGGATTCCAGAAGATTGCGTGGAGCATAAGTGTAATTAACATAACAGTACTTCGGAGTAATGATATCATATGGACCTGAGTAAGATGGACCCGATGGCGAGGAAGATGAATATGCACACAGAAGCCTTCACTAAGGCTTTGAAAGATGGTGATGCAGAGAACGCAAAAGAGCATTTGGTGGAAGTTTTGAAATTCGCTGAATATCTACATGGTGACCTTTCTACTAATGTTGAAAAAGCAGAGGAACAGGATTTGCTTGGCTTGAATGAATTCGTAGGTGGTGTCCCAGTTCTCAAGTATAATGAAAGGGGAACTAAGTTTGATACTTCTCAAAGGGACCGTGTTTTACCCGGTGTTGTGATACCTGCTCGTACTTCTAAGCAAATGTATAAGCAAACTAAGACTTTTGGTGGACCTAGAGATGAGTGATGAACCTGCTCAACTTATGGATACTCTCATCACTAAGATGGAGAGTATGGATAAGGATATTCAGTTGTTGATGGATGAGAATCAACAGATGCGCAAGATGATTGATAATCCTGTACATCTAATGAAAAGGGCGGGTTTTGTACCTTCTCGTACTCCATTTGCTGAAGATTTGCAAACAGACCCGTTTCGTGGTGATGAGTTGTTGAAGGGTGACTCTTCTTCTGATTTGGAAACTTACAGTAATGAGGACATACATGATATGAGTTGGGAAGATATACATGATATGGCAGACCAACACAGAGAAATAACACAAAGAAGTCGATGAACTAAGGAGTTGTATTAATGGTAGGAAGACCGATATTTGAGGAATATGGAAAGGATATGGAAGACCTTTTGGTAAAGGCGGAAAGTTTGGCAAAGAGATTAGATGATATAGAGAAGGCTCAACCTAATTATTCAGTTGCATTTGAAACTACACCGCATGATATTTCCTTTGAATCTGAGTCTGGTGGTCGTACTAGAAACGCTCATTATCATACCAATAATCATTTGATAGAATCAGAAGATGTGGCTAACAAGGGTGCTTCGTCTGAGTCGGTTAACTTCGATACTACGCCTATGAATGAGCGTGGGGACAATACGGGCCGTCTTGTTGAAGGATGATATTTGAGGTGGGGTCGGTGTGCGAGAAGACGCCCCTGATGTCTTCATAAGAGAAAGAGATAATCTTCTCAAGTCAATGTTTGATGGTCAAGATGTTGACCTGAGCGTAGGTAATTATCTGCTTGCCAAAGATAATTTGTTCGCTCATGGTTTTGAACCGGATATTACTTGGAGAGAGAGAACCTGCGATTCCTTCTCTTATGATATTCTAAAGGCCAATCTCAATGTCGCCTCTGGCTCAGATGCCGAGAAAATGACATTGAGAGAACTCGCTAAGAGATTCCCCGGTCATTTGGTAGACCATCCTTGGGTTGGTAAAATTCGTAATTTGGTTACAGGTAGTGGTGAAAAACCTGAAGAAGATAGGGACAAGATTGCCCAGCGTATTGCTAATTCTCATTCTTACAAGCATTCAGTTGAACCATTACCTGATGAGCATTTTGGTAAGCCTCATGAGTTCCCCCTGCATGATATTCACAATCCTCTTAGATTTCAAAACGCCATTACTGGTCGTCCTGAAATGATTGAGATGATAAGGAGAAACTTCCTTCCTCGTAATCCGGGTGCGCTTTCTGAGATGCAAGAGGAAATGGAAAGGGACAAATTAGAACAAGAGCATCTTAGGAAGAAGGGAAGCGTCAATTATCATGGAATAAAGGATGAAGATACTGATGAGAGAGAATGGCCTTTCAGAGCACCCTTGAAAGGATTGAAAGAGGCTACTTTACAACATCAACATCAGTTGTATGAAAGAGATTATGATAGATGGGGAAAGAGTGGTAGTGCAAAATCTAAGAGATTGGACTTAGAAGAAGAATATCCTGATTCTCCTGAAAGAGTGGATTACGAATTGAGAAGGGCTCATTTTGAGGACCGTGCAGATAGATGGGAGAGCGATGATGTACAATATGAAAGAGGGGAAGAACCTACTCTTGAAGAACTCATGGCTATGGAAGGTGGTTGGGGTAAGCATGGTGCAGATATTAAACCGAAACCAAAGGTCCAACACGACCATTTTCTTGGTGATGATGGGTATTTCCTAGGATTAGAGTGGCTTACCCCAGAAGAACGCAGTTTGGTGAGAAGTCACATAGAAGATAAGGGGCTACATTCACAAGATGCACAAGAGATAGTACTTCCAGACGGACATATTCTAAGCGCTGGTAGAATAATTGACAACATAAGGGCTCGGTATGCTCCCGCTGCTCATCACTCTGGTAGGAGTGTAGTGCAGAATATTCCTTCTATGCTACCTCTTGTAGAAGAGGATACTGTACCAGAAGAGACACATCAGCATTATGCCTTGAATGATATGTTGCATAATTCTGGATTTGACGAAGATGGTAATTATCATCACAAACGCGGCACATCTATTCACCATCATAAGACATCTGTAGAGGATTTAGACGATGAAGAGAAAGAGATTTTTCCTACTGGAAAACCATTACCACTTACTTCTTTACACGACACCATAACTGATAATTTGAGGAAGACTCTTGGGCATGAGAAGAAGTACGAGATGGATTCTAAAGGGGAACCTAAGCCTTGGGATGGTAAAAGTTGGAAAGATGAGGTTACTGGTGAAGATGTAGATTCTTTCCAAGGTATACCTTATTTGACTTCTGATATGTTGAAGAACATCAAAAAGAGTGACCACTTGAAAGAAGCGATAAGAACTTCTTCTCATGGGAAAAATAGGATACCTCGTGAAGCAATTCTTTTGGCTATGGGATATGATTCTAATGGAAAGCCAATCAATGTAGGAGAACACCCCTATTTGGGTAAACACCATAATGGGGTTTTGACAGATGAAAATCTGATGCAACAAATATTAGAATCTGCTAGTAAACGCAGTACTCTTAATCAACAGGGTTTTGATATTCGTAATGAGGATTTGACTGGTGGTGTGCTTGGTCCTGAAATAGCAGACTTAACACCTGAAGAAAAAGCCCTGTTCAAAGAGCATTCCAGTGGTCATTTGGAAGGTAGGGCCGCACGATGGACGGATGCGTGGAAATTAGGTGGTAGGGGGAGAAACCCTCTTTTGGATATGGAACTAAGACATGATGGGATTTCTAAGCATGATAAGGACACTAATACCAATACCAGTATGTTCGGTGTCGAGGATTTAGACAGAGATACCTTCACACCTAATCCTAAGACTGCCGGGGCTTTCAGCCCATTCATCCCTCCTGCTAGTAATCTTGACACTACTAGGCATAACTTGATTTCTGAATTTGGGCATTCATCATCTAGACCCGGTGAGGAAGCGAGGTCTGTCACCCCTAAGACTAACATCTATGCGAGAATGAGTCATCTAATGTCTGGGCCAATGAACAGGATTAGGAAATTATCTCAAAATGCCGTTAATAAGTTGTATGGTTCAAAAGTAAAACCCACTCATATGCCTCTGTTTCACTCTAATCATATGGATGCCTATGGCCCTTATGGGATGGAACAAAGAACAGTATATCGTGGGAAAAAAGAAGGTGAAGAGATTCGTGCTGGAGTGGCACATTTAGGTGAGGAAACCTCAGAAGCATCTGTTGATGCTGATACTCCTAAAGAGGAACAAGAGGAAAAGGAATGGGATGCAACTCATGGGGCTTTGGGTGGCGAAGGTAAAGGAGAAGAGGGGTTTGTAGATTACTCTGATGCCTTAGAAGGTGATTTCGTAGAAAGAACGGGTAAGTTGCATAAGAATAACCACAGGAGAAACAATGCATTGGCTCATCGAAGGAGAGGGGCTGTTCTTGGTTATGGGAGAGACTTCGATGATAGGGCCCCTAGGATGCTCTCTTCTCTCGACCCGAAGGGGGAAATAGGAACTGGGCGTTATCCTGTCCCTCATGGGACTGAACAGAGAGATTTTGAGAATATAGACAATTTCTTGCGATTGACTGGACATAAGCCTAAGCAAAAGCCCCTTGATGAGAGAAGAGTTAGTGTTAGTGAGGAAGAATGGCACTCTATGTTGGATTATCGAGATAAAATGCAAAAGAATGGAGAAGACACATCGCATTTAGATGATATCATAGATGAACTTGAAGAAGAGGTGGAGAGGGCTCACGAGCAAGAAACTGGGGAAGGGGATAAACCTAGGTCTGATGTCGCGCATAACTTTGAAAGAAAAATGCACGCCGATTATGAAGCCATAACTCAAATGGCTACAATGATGTTAAGCGAAATGTCAGAAGAGCAGATTAAAAAGCACTTTGACACTTCTAACGGTAACCAATTCATTGACAATGCCGATATGTTATTCAGAGAAGCCAATAGAGCACTCATGCATTTAGACCATTCTGTACACGGTTTGACTACATATGGGGAAGACATAGATAAAGTTGAGAAAACTCCTGTTCAAGAGTTAAAAGGAGAAGAAGGAGAAAGCCCACATCTGGACCTTGCTGGGCATATGCGAGAGCACGGTCACCTTGTGACTGAAGAAACGAGTGCTAATGATATACTAGAGATGTTAGGTGTAGGTAATGATAAACACTTATTGGATGCTAAAGAAATAATGCTAAAGTATAGTGAAGAGAAGAAGAAGGCACGAGAAGCAGGGTTATTGCCTGAAACAGACCCTGATTATGAAAGCGCCCATCAAAAGGCAATATCAAAAGTTGGTAGTAGGGCATATGAGAATGCTAGGATTATCACAGACGGTCATAGTCAATTAGTAGACCAAATCAAGAACTATGTTGGTGTACATGGACCTCGTATGATAATGAGCAATGGGCAGTTTATGTCCACTAATCCTTCGATTGATGGTTCAGAAACACCCTTTGAGGATTATCATGGTGTGAGGGACATAGACATGTTTGTGGGGGCTCAATTCAAAGGTATGAACAAGAAAGCGAGACAAGCAGGGGCTTGGCGACACACTAATGAATTAGCAAAGATGTTTAGGGGCCCAGAAGAAGAATACAAAGACATGTATGGTTTAGATTTCATACCAGCACCTATAATCAAAACGGGAGAGAAGGACAAGGTATCTGGTTTTACTGCTGCTCCAGTTGGAAAAATACCCGGTAAGAGATTTGTGCATCAAGGGAGAACGGCTAACGAGGCAGTACATCGTTTGAGGGATATCGTTCTTCATGACCCTTCTATGGAGTTACAATTTCAAGAAATCAAAGAACCGATAACAAAAGAGGAACTTCATTGGGGGGACGGAAGGAAAATAGATGGTACTTCACCTCATGGACATACTGTTTGTGACCTTGCTGTGAGTGGTGGTTTGGAAGATGGTAGGGTTGGTAAACCTACTTTTGGATTCGATTTCAATGAAGGAAAATCCTTCATGGGTGAGAACATAACCAAACCAGTAAGTCTTTTACCTACACCTTTTGATAATTTGTATAGGGCATTCTCCAAAGGATTAGGGGTAGATGGTGAAAAGATGGTTCAAAGTGCTTGGGATAATCAAGAGCCCAGAGAGCAAATCATCACTCCTTCAAATACTCCTGATATCGAAGGTGTAACTCCTAACACCACTCCACCATTCTTTGAAGCATTGAGTTTGAGTGAGCCTTCAGATTACGCTTCATTCTTATTGAATCCTGATGTGCTTTTACTGAAAGGGGACAAGAGCCCTGAATGGGTTCCTCCAATCAGACCGATGCATAGAATTTTTGAATTGAAGGATTTAGAGCAATTAAGAGGTTTTACTGGTAGTTGGGTAGTATCTAAGTGGTACGATGGTCAAAGAATAGTGATAACGAGAAAGAAAAATCGAATTACTGCTTACAATGAGAAAGGGGGGAGAATAGGATTACCTGATTGGGCTCGTAAAGGTTTGAAGAAAATGAATGATAAGACCTACACTATTGATGGGGTATTAGGTGATGATGAATTACATGTCATTGATATCATGCAATATGACGGCACAGATATTATGGATTTATCTGCGAATGAAAGATTAAAAGTTCTAAGAGGTCAATTCGATAGTCATGATACTGTTATGATACCCGGCCCATTCGATACTCGTGTAACAGACGAAAACGGTTTAGAGGGAGTTGTTAAGGATTTACTCAAGGATTCTGACACTCTTTTACTGAAGGATTCCAATAGTACTTACATGCGTGGGGAGATTCGTCATCCTAAATGGATTCTTTTGAGACCCGGAAAAGAATTGAATTTCTTGGTACTAGACAGAAGAGGTAGTGGGCCTTTCACATATCGGTTGGGTGCTGGTCCTCTTCTCGATGATGAGGGACTAGGTAACAGGGCTGTTAATTACAAGGGGTCTGTTTATCTTGATGCGGGGACTGTGGAAAGTCCAAAGCCTTTTGATGAGGGTGAAATAATCAGAGTAAATGTGAGTGGTGTGAAGCAATTCAACAAAGGAGGTAGAGACATCTATACCGTCACACCGACAGATGTGAAAGGAGAAGGAGAAGGAGAAGGGGTAGTGAGTATGGAAACTTTGGGTCTTTTGACTAAATCTCTAGAACCGCTTCATTTCCCTCATGATGTGAAAATCATAGACAATAACATACTTGTGAAGATGTATCACGATAATGTTGTTTACGATTTGGAGAAAACACAAGATGGGTATTGGGCTAGTTCTCCAGAAACGGTACTCTCTAATATTTCCACTAATGATTATTCCATTCGTCTTAGTGAGAGTTTGAAACCATTCTGGGCTCAAGTGGCATCTATGCTTTTGAAAGGAAAGATAGAAAGGGTTGTGGAAGAGGATAAGATACCAGATAATACTGAAGAAACTATGGAAGAGGAATCTGCTGGGTTACTAAAACCGGGTAAAGACAAGAATCTCCTGCTGAAACCTGAAGCGATAAAAGGTCTGAAACTCATAGAAGAGGCGTTGGATATTTTAGAAAAAGAGCAATACTACAACACTACTGGACCTAAAGGGCTAGGCATTGATGTGGGTTCTCTAACTGAAAGTCCAAGGGGACCAACTAAGTTGGTAGGTGAAGAATCAATGCCTGATTATGATATGCGCGTGAGACCTACTGAAGATTCAGAACGGCCATACAAAAGTAAAACTCCGCAAAATAGCGAGGTTAAGGGTAAAAAGAGTAAGAAATTAGTCACAGATGAGGGGCAGTCCCTCGATTTGGAGTTAGATTCTAAGGAAGCGGTGTTATCTGACTGATGCCGTTTAATATATGTAGTATGAACATTTAGCGAGTGATTAGTGTGTTGTCTTCTGTACGCTCTAAACCCGGTGAACAATCAGTACTGTTATTGAAAGGTGGAGATTTAGTAGTAGCAGGGTACGCAAGTGTAGAAGTAGTAGACAAGCAAGGTGACAAGATAACCAAAGAAGCACTCAGAGACGCATTTAAGAAATACATGGAGAGTGACAAGTACCGTAATGTACAACTAGCACATTCAAACATACAAATCGGTGAAGTTATACCAAGTTATACAGATAGTGAAGGGAGGTTGTGGAAAAGCGAAGTTGATGATGTCGGAATGTTTGTAGTTGTAGAACTGAGAGAAGACATCGAAAAAGCAAAAGAAGTCGCTGCCGAAATACGAAAAGGCTCGTTAAGAGGATTTAGTATTGGTGGGCAAGCATTCAAGCGTGTTAGAAAGAGCGACAAAGAACACGGCGACTATCAAGAAATCAGCAAACTGGAACTGCACGAAGTAACAATCTGTGAGAAAGGAATAAACCCGGAAGCGACATTCAAAATTCTAAAAGAGGATAATGGAAAAAATAAGGTGAATAAAATGGCAGATGAAGATAACGATATTATGACACAGATGGGCGATGTTCTTACTCGCTTGGAGTCTAGGCTTGATGCCTTTGAGAAGGGAGATAAACCTGCCTTCTTGGAGGGGAAAGACGATGATGATAAAAAGGACTCAAAGAAGAAAGAGAATATTGAGGAAGAGTTAGTAGAGAAGGGAGAGGAATACTCCGATGTAATTACTTCTGAATATCTAAACTGGATGGAAGATACACTAAAGAGCGCGGGTGTAAACACAATAGCCGCAAGAGAACACTTCGATGATGTGGAGAAGGCTAATCTTGGTTCTACTCCTGAAGAGTTGGCTGACACTGAGGCTGCTAAGGGCGGTCAAGTCAAGGGCAGGGCGCAGGAGGGCGGTAAGCCTTCCACTAACGCGGTTGCCCGCACGACTGGAAAGGGTAGTTCGACCAAGAAAGGTGAGTTTCTTCACCCTTCAGAGGTGACCCACTCAGATATTGAGGCTGCTTACGAGGTTTACAAGGCTGCAGCACTAGAGCAGGAGTTTAGGACTGCGCTAGAGCACGAGTTCACAAATCGCTATGGTAGCGAGAGGACAGAAGAGATTTCCAAGGCAGAGGCTGCTTCTTTCGATGCACGCAGCCCTCTTGACGAGATAAACAAGTCTATCGCTGCTCTTGGTGAGCGCATAGATACACTTGCTAATCCTACCGAGCCAGAAGTTGGAGAGGCACTACAGAAGTCTGAGGCTACTGTAGAGATACCCTCAACAATGGATTTGGCTGCTATGACTTGGGATGAGGTACACCAACTTGCTGACAAGGCATTTAAGGTAGATTGATTGAATAAAAAAGAGGAATAATGAGGTGAAATGATATGGCAAGAAATTACATACGCACGATTACAGATATGGAGCGCTATTACTATGGCGCTGGAAATGCAATGGGTTACTCGTACTCCGGTAGTGAACTACTGAAGGCCGACGCCCCAATGCTCTCAACTACTGCAGGAACTTATCAGGCGATTTATGGCCGCAAGGTCTGGTCGCAACTGAATCAGGAGTTCAACGCTTTCAGCATACTACCCAAGAAGCCTTGGGACAGGAGTGGATGGCGAGTTGTCACAGCCAAGCCCAATTCGGGTACTCTACATGGCGGAGTTGCTGAGAACGCAACCCTGCCTGAGACGGTCAAGCCGACTTTCCAGCATGTGGCTGCAAAGCCCAAGACGATTGCTCACACCTTCGATATGTCGGAGACAGCAATCTTCCTCGCTGACAAGGACGATGGACTTGGAGACATTCGACAGGTTCTCAAAGAGGAAATGGGTAAGCACCACGCTGAGATGGTCAATAAGATGCTACTAACCGATGTAGGGACTGTATCAGCAAATAACTTTGAGTCCCTAGACAGGATTACTGCAGGTAACACGAACATGACATACGGCGGTGGTGGTTCTGACCACGCTGCTGCTGGTGAAGAGGATATTTACTCGATTGACCGAAGCGCTAACACTTGGTCCTACGCCGAGGATAACGCTGCTGCGGCAAATCGCACATTGTCTCTAGACCAACTTGATGACTTGTTCCAGAAGATTTGGGTCCGTGGTGGAAACCCGAAGGTCATTCTAACGAAGTATGACACTCTGATGAGGCTACAGCAACTACTGCAGAGCCAGCAGAGGTTCATGGAAGAAAAGAGGGTCACTCCCACCTACAACGGTGTGAAGGGTGTGCCGGGTATGGAGGCAGGGTTCATCGTGGCAACTTACAATGGTGTCCCAATCATTCCGACCAAGGACATGCCAGCAGACGGACTCGGTAGACTATACTACCTAGACACCGACTACATACACTTCAGCACAGCGATACCGACACAATACTTTGAGTCGGGAATCGAGACTGGCGACCCGTTCGCCATCAACAGACTGGGCCAAGAGGGACTGTACCGAACCATGGGTGAGGTATGGACGACTTTCTTTGGGGCTCAAGGGAGTATCCGTGACCTGAGTTGAGGTACATAGGAAGAAAAATGAATAAGAGGTGAAAAATATGGCAGTAACATTTACAAGAAGTACAGGAAGCAACGGAGTAATGACCGTAGATTTTGAATTAGACCTATATGCGGGTGCACTAGAGAGTAGCACTCGTTGGTTAGACGGCGCAGCAGGGGTAGCAGATGCTTATCCCGGCGCTATAACTGGGTTCCAAGCAACCAACGACGATACTATCAATACAGCAGGACGAGGATTGAAACTAGTTGTTGGTACTTGCACTTTGGTGGAGAACAACAACGCCTTCACCGTTGGTGGAGATGGTGACACAGTTCACGCAATAGTGGTTGGCGGCTCAGGAGTCGCAGCGACATCTTGCTCAGTAGACTCAGGGCTCGGAACAGGGATAATCGTCTTCGCTTGCGAAGGTAACCTAACTGGAAGCACCGGATTTATGGCAATAGTCTCTTGAGGTGAGTAATTGCCTTTAGTGACTTACAAGGGGCCTGAATTTTACAGGCGCTCGCCAGATGTCTATCATCCTGATTTCACCAGAGGTGAGGTTAGGGAAGTCAGTCAGGCTTGGTTAGATAAACATCGCAGACGATTAGTTGAGCCTTATTTCATACTGGAGGGCGATGAACCCCCACATGTGGATGCAGGTAATGATGGGATTCCCGACGCTTCTTGGCGTAGAAAGGAAATCATAGCGTGGTTAAGCGCTTATGATGTGGAATTGACTGGTGCTTATTACACCAAGTCTGCTCTTCTAGGATTAGTAGATACGATTTTAAGTCCAGAAGCGCCCCAAGAATTAGAGGCGTTAGAGGAAGAGGCCGTCGAAGCGGAAGCAGAAGTTGAAGCAGAAGTTGAAGCGGAAGAAATAGCAGAAATAACGGAGTGAATAAATTATGGCAATAGTATTTGATAATAGACCGACAATATTGGGCAACTTGATGCTCGTAACAGGAACATGGGCCAATAATGACACCGAAGTAGACCTTTCAGGGTACTTGGCTGATATTCTACATTTCGATGTAACCGCTAACAGCGCAACTGAACAAGCAAACCCTACTGGGTATGTGGGAACTACAGGGCACTTTACGGAGTCTGGTAGTGATGGTGGGCGTTTCATTGCTCTAGGACACCGCAATTGATGGCGGTGACCTTAGATGGCAGCAGTTAGCGTACAAGTATTCAGATTTGGCCCTCATGAAGTGGCCGAAGGCACTCTTGCTGCATCTTTTGCAGCAGCGTTAGCGGCTAATTCAACTGCTATTACTAGTAGTAACTTGAAACACTTTGAGAAAGAATTAATTCGTGGAGAGGTAGTTTATACTGTTCTGTTCTGGTGAGCGTGGTGATATGAATGGGTTTTCAATTAGAAACGCTTGATGCAGACGCTGTTCTACGCGCAGAAAAGCAAAATGTGAAGTTTTCTTCTTCCGTAGGGGAAGGGGCTGTCTTCAATACAGAGAGACCTCTTGCTGGTGTGATTTCTAAGCAACGGGCTCGTACTGAAGAGGTTGCAGATATTCTCGATATTGGTGCTGGTACTCGTTGTACGCATTGTGGTCTTCTTCATTTCCTATGGAGAAAAGACTGTGGTGCTTGCGGAAAACCTATGGAGTATAACCTTGGAACTCGTAATGAAGAGGCGAGGTTATGAAGATACTAGTGCTCAAAGCGGCTGACCCTAACAGGCGGCGCAAGGTTCTAACATCTCATTTTGGCGATGAGCAAGAAATGAGAGTGTGGAAGTGGGCTAATCGGCTTGCTGCTCAACAATCAAGAGAGGCTGGTTTACCTTCATCTGGTCCTGCATGGGAAGAGATGCGAGATGGTTTATTCCAATCTGCTTTAGAAGACCCCGCATCACAGAATCTCATGACGGTAGATTGGCCTAAACCTGAGTCTGAGGTAAGTCCTGAGTCTGAGGTAAGTCCTGAACCTGAACCTGAACCTGAAGTAGAAGGTAAGAATGAATTAGCGACTATTATGGCGAAGTATCCTCATCTCTTTGATGATGAGGGCAATTTGGCAATGGGAGAACCAATGAATTTGGCGTTTGACGCTCTTCTCAAAATGAGGGGAGTTTAAGCATGCCACAGGTTTTCAGCCCCGGAGAGGCAGAAACTCGTCCGTTAGACCCAGATGCTATTGTGTATACCACCACACAGAAGGTCGCTGACCTTCTTGATATCGGCCCGCAGGAGGCCGTTTTGGTAAGTGGGGATAGCAACGCAAACGGAGTGTATGTTACTGGTGCTGATTTTCGTAATATTGGATTCGCTGTTGGAGATACGATTCTGATTTATTCCGATGGAGACCCACTAGGGGTCACTCGTACCATAACTTCGGTTGCTACTGATACTCTAGGTGTGAAATTAGTTTTCGCTGATACTATCACACATGCCAATTTTCAAGTGATTGATAATGCCTATGTGCAGAATCAGTCTTCCTTTACTGATGGTTTCGGTAAAACCAGAGGATTGACCAAAACTAAGGTGGAAGCAATCATCAAAAGGATGCAAGATAGGATAGATAATCAGACACATAATGCTTGGAGACCTTATCTTGTTACAACGGAATACATCAATTTCGACACATACAAGCCATATAGAAGGCGATATTACACTGATTATGTAGGTACAACCCCACTCTTGTTCCGTAATGTGCAACAAATTTTGAGGCTTGAACTGTGGCAAGGTGATGATTATCGAGAAATAGGGGCAGCGGAGGCTAGAGTGAAAGTTAGTGATTATACAGCGTTATCTGGTGATTCTATTTATTTGGCTGCTGGTAATGGGAGTACTGCTACACTTACTGTAGGAACTGGAACTACCAATTGGCGGTCAGATTTCGATAAAATAACTACTGCTCAGAACATTGTTGACCTCATTAACAAGGAAGATAGAGTCGGTAAGACCGCAGTAGATTTTGCCCCTGCTTTTACATTAGAGGGGAGTACTAGTAATGTGGCCCTTCATAACGAGTTTCTTGCTACATGTAATTCTGATTATGGGTCTGGCGTGATTAAGATAACTAGTATGAGGGATACTGTCGGTGGGGAGACTTGTTCTATTGCGGTGAGCGATACTACAGCATTGAATATAGAACAAACAGGTGATGTAGATGCGTATAGTGCTTCTACTTCTGGTAGTTCAGGTTCCGCAGTTATTACTCTTGGTTATGTCTATGAAGATGGGGTGGCTACTACAACTGCTTCAGATAATGCGGGTTTTGTGGAGAAGGGTTTGATACAGGTAGGAGATGAAGTGGTGTCCTATACAGGTAAAACTGCTACTACACTTCATCCTGATACTGGGGCGGTTACTGCTTGGGGTACTTTTACTGGTTGTGCTAATTTGAATGGTACGCCTCTTACTACTCTCAATACTACTGGGATACGCATGTTACAACATAAGTTGTCAATTGACCTTGTAGGTGGTAGTGCTAGTGGAGACAAGGGAAGACTCAAAGATTGGTGGATAGACCCGGAAATGGGCATTATCTACTTCAACAACTCATATCCTTTCTTTGAGTGGAACGCTATCAAAGTAGCGTATATTCACGGAGAGAGATATGTCGAGAAAGCAATCGAGGATATGTGCACCAAGATGGTGGCGATTGACTTATTGATGAGTGATGACCGAAGCGTACTCATTCCAGAGGGTACGCAGAATGTGGATTTGGCTAGTAAGATACAGTTGTATCGTGCAGATGTGGATAGAACAATGCCTCGATATATGGAGGTGGTAGCCTTTGAGTGACCCGTTTGATGATTTTCATGATGCGCTTGTAACTACCCAAAGGGAAGATGTGAGACATCAAAACGATATGAAGGAGTACTTCGTGAATAATCCTAAAGAGCATGTAGATAGAATTCATAAACACGAGATGGATGCTTCTGATTACATTAAAGAGGATGGGAAGTTGCTTCACAAAGAAAGCAAAGAGCCATTAACAGCAAATCAGAAACAGGCTTTTACTAACAAGGTGAAGCACTTGATTCTAAGCGGCGCTGTTGGTCCTCATCCTCTTCTTGAAGAACAGAATCTTATCTACAAAGATGGTGCGTTAATCACTAATAGAGAGAAATACAGGGAGGATTGAGTATGGTTGCAACTTTCCTAGAAGGTATTGATGTACTTCTTGACACCCTTTCCACTAATTGGAACAGGGGAAATACCAACAATTTCAAGCCGATAATCATAGATATCGCTGATACAGGAGCAGAGAGAGGAAAGCGTTTGGACTTGAGTAACCATGACTATATTCTAGTCTTTGAGACCGCACACAACGAAGAGACCCCAGACATACTGTATGACTTCGTTACGACTCGCATCAATATAACGCTAGACTGCAGGACTACTCGCTCTAGGGTACACATGCAAAAGATGGAAAATGAGATACGCCGTGCCATCCATTTGAAGCGTAAGGGGGATGGGGCTAACTTCGACAGGTTAGTATACAAAACCCGTACAGACCTATCTGATAGGAGTAAGCATTTGTTCAGGATTACCTTCCAAGTCGAAGTGATTATTTTCGCAGAACTAATACCATGAGGTGAAAAAAGATGCCGCCATCAACAGTCTACAAGGGTGATTTAACAGAAGTTACTTTCGGTCACGAAAGCGGTATGGATTTGACGGATAATTATGGAAGTTCATTTCATTTCATAGCAAAAGCAGATGTTAGTTGGCCTAATATTGACACGAGTATAATCACCTTTAGTGGTGGGGCTTCTGGCTCTCCGGTAAATAGTGGTGTACTGAATTATCCTACTGGTATGTTGGTAGGTTCTAGATTGGTCTTCTCTGGAATCACAAGTGATTTCCTTCCGGCTGATAATCATTCTAATGGTGGACCTTCGTATACTATTGTGAAGCATGTGGTTGTTGGTGGGGCAACTGAACTAACCATCAGTCCTGCTTTGAAAACGGACCATAGTAGCGCGGTTACTTCTACTAATGGGACATTGCATATCCTTCCTTACAAGACCCCTTCGATGGATACGGGTATGGTGTATCATGCAAATGCCAATGAGTCTGGTGAGAGGGTTCTCACGGACCAATTCGTTGGACTGGTAGGCACTATTGCCCTTCCTGAGACGACTGTGGACCTCAAGCGCTACCATGTTGTAGGTCTTGGTCGTGATGTTGCGGTACAGGTTCCCGGTAGGTTCCTCAACCAAGGTGGCTCTTTTGAGACGAATCTGCATAACTCTCGTTGGTTCTATTACGCACTTGGTCATGAAGTCACGAGTGTGGGTACACCTCAAGACGCACATGCTACTGAAACTTACCGCCTTAATGCGGATATATCGGCTGGTGACAGTTCATTCACATACGATTCAAGTGGTAATACTGCTCCTGCTCTTGATGGTGTAGATATAGGACCGGGGGATAACATTGTCTTGATAGAAACAAACACCACAGATATCAATGTGCACAGAGAGACCACTAGTGATGGCACATGGCCGACTGTGACTTCTCAAGGTATCATAAGTAAGGCAATAAAGCAAGAAACTCGCCGTGTAGTTGCTATAACATCGTCTGGGTCACCGAATGTCGGGAGAATTTGGGTAGATGACCCTTTCAATTTCTCACATGCTGATAATATTGTAGTTGAGTTTGTTAGATTTGAAGACTCTTCACAGCGTGGTAGTCCACATATGTCTACCTCAACTGCTTCTTATGGGACTATCTCAAATCCAACAAAACGCCTTCTCTTCTCTCGTACAACGGTTCCTTCATTCGCTATGGAAGTGAGTATCAGGAGAAACGACTCTGATTCTGGTGTTTTGACTACTGAGGTTACGGATGGTGGCCCTTCTGACTCAAAGCAACTCACTCGTATGTTCAGAGGTTGCAAAGTGAAGGACTGGTCTCTTACTGCTGATACCGATGCTGCAGTTCGCATGACTGTGAACTTCGATGCTGCTCTTTGCTATACCGATACAGGTAGGTTAGAAGGTACTGCTAATGATGGAGATAGATATGACTGTCATCGGTTGTTTGAGGACACAGCGCATAATGAGACGGCTAGAAAGGTGTCTGGTATAGCCAAGAGGACTCAGAAACCCTTCATGTTCTACAATGGGACAATGCAAGTAGGGGGGGTTACTATTGGGCAGGTTGTGAGTTTCACTTTGAACGGTTCTACTGGTGTAGAGCAGTACTATACGATAACAGGTGCTAATGTACCGGATTCCGCTACTGACCAAGTTCCGTTTGCTGGGACTAGGAATCCCGCTATTGCTGTAGAGGGCAAGACAGAGTACGACCTTGAGATGGAAATCATTGTTGATGACCCCCTGTTCTATCACAAGATGCGTAGAGCAGTAGACCATTTCGATGATGATACGAGTGATACAACAGATGCTGATATGATTCGCCTTTCTTTCACCAAACAGGGTACAGGTGCTACAAGGGAGACTATGGATATAGTCATGGATGATTACTTCATCGTGGAGGCCCCCTTACCCATACCTGAAGACAAGGGACCAATCAGGAGCACATTGAAGATTCTACCTAAGTCTGTTAGAGTGGTTGCGGTAGACACACTATTACATTCATGAGGGAGTCGTATGCTACCACCAGAATTGACAAGAGCCAAGTATTTCAATCGCAATGGGCGAGATGCTTATCTTGAGTGGGTATTGGATATCACAGGTATTCCCTTTAGTGCTAAGATGCTCAAATATGGGACTAGGCCACCAATAGATGCTATTCTTATGACGGGTATACCTCAAGAGGAAGAGGAAGAGGAAGAGCCGGAATGGGTTCAAGCAGCAATTGATGTGCCGGGAATCAGTTTGACTAATCCTGATGACGATGGGGGCCTTGTATTAACACCGCCAATAGAAACACCGTTGATAGAATCAGAACCGGAAGAGGCTCTTCCACCAGTTGAGGAAGAAATGGTGATAGAAGAAATCCAACAACCGGAACCAGAAATAGCAGAAGAGGAACAGGTAGAGACTGAAATTGTTTCCTCATTGGTTATCCCTACGATGGATAACCCATTTAGCAGTATTGATTACAATTCATGGACTGTCAGAGAACTACAGGAGGAATGTAGAGAACGCGGTATTACCATTCGTGGTACTAAAGCCGAAGTTGTCTTACGCCTACGAAGGAATGATGACGGTATCATGGATGACACCGCAAACGGCGAGTCTGAAGCCCCCTCGGAAGAGGCTGCTGAAGAAACGCAGGATGCCCCCTCGGAAGAGGCTGTAACCATAGGTGATGAAAATGCAAATAGCGAACAAGGAGAGTATACTAGCGAAGAAGAGTGAACAGAGACATGAGGTACAGGTTGACAGGGATAACCCTGACAGCGTGTTGGAAGTGTGGGTGAGGGATATCACCTTTTTTGATATCCAGAAAGCCGCACAAAGCATGTTTGTGTTAGAAGGGGAAGAGGTTTCTTTAGACCTTGAAGGATATTGGCGCTACGCCTTTACTAATTGGGTAGTGCGTACCAATCCAGAACTGACCCCGGATGAATTGGGGCAGATTAACGCCTATGTTGGAGAGCAAATAGCGTCCTTGCTCCCTAAGCCAGATGAACTGGCGGAGGCGATGCAAGGGGGTTTTACCAAGGCGAACAACTGAAGATTCAGCAGTTCCTCAAGAAAAAGACAATTGAGAACGCTGAAGACCTGAGACTTCAGGTAGAGTTGTTCGCCTATATCATAGCAAAACATTACAACATATCACTCAAGGAAGTATACAGTATGGATGACAATCTTTTCACACAATCTCTCTCATGGGCCCTTGCCATCCAAGAGGAAGAGGCTAGAGAGAATGCTAGGCAGAGAATGGAAGCCAATACCGGACAAGAAGCCATATCTATGGATTATGATTTCTTACAAATGGAGGATGATTTCTAATGGCGCTTGGTAGTTTGATTACCAGTTTAGCCGCTGTGAGTTCTTCAACTGGTAGTATATCTCGCGCCTTTTCCTCTTTCTTTCCCACACTGAAACTGTTGAAGGCAAGACTTGCGGAGGTTTTCTCAAATGGGAAAACGAAAGCCATAGAGATGTGGGAAGATGCAAAAGCCAGTTTCAAAGAACACATGCTTAATCTCTGGGAAGGGTTTGAAGACAGATTCCCTAATCTCGCTGCATTCATAGTGAATGTGAAGAAAGCCTTCTCTACTGCTAGAACGAATATTTCTGAATTCTTTGGTGGTTTAGGTGAACGCTGGGATAATTTCAAGGAAAGAATAACCACATTTAGTTTGAAAGGTTGGTTATCAAATCAAAAAAATAACTTCTTTGAGTGGTTAGGGAAAATAAAAATGAAGGTTATAGAAACTTGGAATGGCCTTAAGATGAAAATTGGAAATATGGCTTCAGGTGCTGGGAATACTATTTCTGGGGGGGCAAATGATTTACTTACAACTCTGCTTAATTTTTCTGCTGCAGGTAGAGGTGTGAATTATATAAGGGAAAATTATGCTGGTGGTGGAATTGCTAGTGGGCCTACAAGTGGCTATCCTGCTATGTTACATGGAAGAGAGGCTGTTATCCCCTTGAGTGGGGGTAGGAGCGTTCCAGTAGAAATGAGGGGCGGCGCAGGTCAGGTATTCAATATCAAGATAGATGTATCAGGTGTTGTGGACCGCACCGATAAACGCGCCCTTGCTCGTGAGATAGGCAATCTGATTCAATCTGAAGTCGCCCGTTCAATGGGCGGTCAAACTCGTAGAGGAAGGAGAGCCTGATGCCTGAAGCGAATGGTGTCCCGATTCGCCTTGTACATGAGAATGGCTCTTTGACGGAGTTGATGGCTACAGAAATCAACCTCAATGTTGACCGTAAGATATCCGGTCACTCTATGCCCGGTACTGGTGGTATGCTATGGGGATTGGAATTCAATGTGCCTAATTCCATGATAGAAATAGAAGGAATCTTTACTGACGATAAAACCGCTATTGGTGCTACTGCTGGTATTGCTACTCTTGACTTCTCATGTGTCAAAAGGAATACAGGAGAACAATTCGTTACAACTCAAAATATGACGGCCATTCTTACTGGTGCTAAGTTGAAATTGAAGGATGGTAATGGGTTAATTCATGAAATTCCCTTTGCCGCTTCTGCTGTTGGCAGTCATACTGCTTACTATGATTCAACTGGTAATGGTCAAGTTTTGATTAACAAAACGCAGTTGTTAGCGTTGGATGCGGAAACCCGTGCTGAGAGATTCGCGTTGACTATCAAGCAATTCATAGACGGCGAACTGTCTGCATATTTCTCTACTGCTCTTGTCCCTTCAGATTTTAATACAGATTTTACTACTGCTGTTCTCAAGGTTACGCAGAAGGTAACAGGGGATGCTGGTAACCAACCGTATCCTATTTGGGATGGTTCTAGTGATGTACCATATGAATTTCTTCCGTGTTATTTCACCGTATTCTCTGGTGGTTCTAATGGTGTGCAGAAGTCTGCTGGTGACAAGGTACAGGATATGTATGGGATACTGAACAACAGTTCTAGACACCATGTGGACCCTGCAGAAATGGTCAAACGAGATTATACTGGCCCCGTAGGTATCTTTGGGTCTATTAAAGATACTGGGGCTTGGAGTGGTGTAGTAGGGGATTATATTGTAGGGATACAGATACCCTACAATTCTATGGTACAGGCTACAGCAGGGAGTGATAAGTATGTACCTCGTAATTTCTTTCGCAAAACTGGTTCTACTACAAAGACATCTGAAAAGGGTTCTGAAGCCAATGATGTATCCGTTAGTGCGAGTTTCACTACTGAAGGCCATGCAACGATGACTGGTGTGCAAGGGGCAGTTCACAAGATAGACATCACTTACGAGGCCGGTCAAGCGGTCTATGGTTTCGTACTACTATTCGCTCCTATAGATAAGATACTTTGATGGTGGAAATATGGCAGTTATTGGTCGTAGGAATCACGCTTTGGCATTCAATGGTGTGAATGATAGTATCATCATACCTCAAGGTCGTATGACCAGATTGGGTCAAGCGACCACAGAGGGTACTAAGAGTCCGTTACCCATACTAGGCGAGAGTGCGCATGGTACGAAGGATGGAGATTTGCTCTCTGGTGAGTTCTACGATACCATGACTATCGAGGCTTGGGTCATACCTGATTGTGGTGGGGTGATTGTAGAAAAAGAGGGAATGTTCTCTCTCAGCATAGGTAATGTGGATACCCCCGGTCCTGCTGTCTTTGAAGTTTTGATTGATACTCCTGCCGGTTTAGAGACAGTTCGCCTCGCTACTGCTACTGATGCTACTACTAGGTATGAGGGTACAGTATACCCCCCTGCTAATCTAGGCGGCATGCATGATTCCTACAACAGATTCACGAATTCTGATGACGGTACATCTCTCAATATCAACCATCGCCCACTCATACATGTGGTAGCGTCATTGAATACTACTAGTGCTGTCTTATCCATCAATGGGGAAATAATGGTCAGGAAGGAAATGAAGAACAAGGATTTC